GAATAATGGTGGCCAGTCCGTTGCCGTCGCGCACCAGTGAGCGGCTGCGCACGGAATCGGCATCAGGGCCGCGGAATCCCACCTCTGAGATATTGCCGCTCAGTCCGGTAAACGTCGCGGTTACGCTGCGCTTTGAATACCGGTTCGCGCCCTGCATAAAAATAACAGCGCTGCTGGTGAAACTGGCGCTGGCGCTTGCCAGTTCGTTTTCAAGTGCGGTATCGGTTACCGCTGGTTGCCGCATGCCGGTGCCAACGCACAGAAATCCGCTATTAAACGGATCGCCCAGCGTCAGCGCTGTATCGGTAATCAGGTTGTCGAACTCGCCAGTGTCGGCCAGTAGTTCGGAATTACCGAACACCTGCAGGCGGTATGCGCCCTTAACTGCTTGCATCATAACGGCTGCACGTCTCCGATTAAGTCCCACATGGCCGGCACGCCGCCCTGCTCTGCCCGGATAGCCACCAGCGATACCACGGAGCCATTGCCGCGAAGAATCAGCGTGCCGGGGCTGTTCACAAGCCCACCATTCAGCGGTTGCACCTGGACAGTGCCGTGGCCGTTGTTACGGATCTGAAAGGCGGTACCAGGCACCGGGTCGCTTATCAGAAAGAACGTCACAGTATTCAGGTCATCGTTCACCATGAAATAACTGAAAGCGTCGTCCTCGGTGCCGACGGTCATCGTCGTTGTGCCGGCCTGAACTTCGATAATGCCCACGCCTGTAAGCGCGATACGCGCCCAGTGTCGTGCACGGCCAGCCCAGTAAGCAGCCTGGTCCACCAGCTCTTTGCAGCGCTGCAGGAAGGTCGGCAAATTAAACGGAATCATGGCGCCCCCATAATGTCGGCATGCTTGGCGGACACATCGGCGGCCAGTGCATCCAGATAGGATTTTGTCTCCGGTGCTAGCTCGTCAAACCGAACCATAACGCCAAGGTCAAAGGTCGGATCAAGCGCCGTGGAAAAGCTGAGTTTGATTTCCTGCGGCTGGCTGGCGCTGCCCTGCACCACGGTCGGCACATCCTTCATCAGCACACTGTTGGGAATGTGCGTCTGGTAATACTGCTGCCGGTACTGGTCTGCAGCCTGGATCACCGCAACGGCTAACATCAGCGGTATGCGGTTGCCGGTACCTGTATCCACGGAGAACTCAACCACGGCCGAGGGCGAGGAAAGGGCTGCGGTTTGCTCAGCAGTCAGCGTAACCGATACCTGACCTTGTGCGCCGCTCACGGCGTCAGCAACGGCCGACACCAGCAGCAGGTCACCCAGGCGCGAACGGCTGCGCCCAATGCCAACGTGCAGGGTCCAGCCGGTGCAATCAATGGCGGCTTCAGTATCAGCATTCAAAAAGGTGACCCGCAGCGCTTTTGGCTCGCCGCGTACAATCGGATCAATGGTGATCATTATTTATTCGCCGGATTATTCGGTGATATTCGGGAAGTGTTCTGCAGTTTTATCCCCAGCGCGTTATAAGCGCTCTGCAGGTACGTCTGTGAGCGCGTAAAATTACCGGCGTCATCTGCGTCTTTATCGTAGGCACGGTGCAGGACGTAATTCATCAGCGCCGGGTAATAGCGGTCATTCACTCGAAGCAGTGTTTCGTTATCTTCATATTCTTTCGGTAAGTGTTTCTTGGGTTCCAGTGCACAGACCAGCTCAATCAGCGAGCCAGCAGTTGCGGGCGGATACACATAAAAGCGCTTCGGATCGCGGTCGTCGTACAGGAAAAACTCCTGCTGGTTGGTTGGTGTTTCCGCCATCCAATTAGGGCGAACAGAACTCAAAACGGCAATGTCGCTTGGCATAATCGGCAGCTGCCGCCCTTCCAAATTGCGTGTCACGTTAATCAGGCGCACCGCATATACCGGAAGCTCCTGACGCACACCGGTAGCGCACTCAAACTCGGAGTTATCGGCAAAGGCTTCCGGCTCCTGCTCTGCAAGAAATCGGTACGCATCATTCAAATATTCGACCAGCTCGTCATTGGTCCAGCGCACACCTTCGGTTTGGGTTTCCTGCAGTGTTCGCCGGACGGTCTGGATCAGTTCGCGTACACGGGTTGCCATCGTCAGACTCCATAAACTGACCGGCTGTATTCAGCCCGGCCAGTTCGTGATACGGAAAATTGATTGCGAACGTCGGCAGCAATGCGCAAACAGTCGCGCTCGTATTCGTCCTGGTAATAGCCTGCCATCTGCGGATTGCTCCATGGTTTTTCCGGCATCAGCATCAGCCTGCGCTTAACACCGGTTGAAATGGTTTCTGCCCAGCGGTTAAGCAGGTCAGCCGGTGCAGCCTGTGCGGTTGGCATCGGTTTCAGCAGTACGGTTACCCGGCAATTGCCGGACTGGCCGTTGGTGAATGTAATCCGGCCCGGTGCGTCGGCAATGTAGTTGCCTGGCAGTTGTAGGCTGTTATTCAGCTGAACCATTTGCACGCCGACAACCAGCGTATCCGGGTGCGGCGACACCAGATCGTAGTCGGCAACGTCAGCCGTTATGGTCAGATCAATGTGCTCACGGAAGCAGTGCGTGGCCTCGCAGAATTGCGAAAAAACCAGCGCTGCCGTTTCCGTGATGGTTGCGCGCGGGCAACCGGATAATTCCGGCTGCGCCAGCTGTTGCACCAGACTGAAGTCGGAAAAATCCAGGTGCAGCATAATGCTTACTCGCCACCCAGCGCTTTAAACGCTGCGTTCACTTCGGCCACGGTAACGTCCATGCCTTCCGGCAGCAGTGCGCGCACCGCTTCAATACGCGGCTTGCCCTTTTCGGTGTAGTGCTCAGGGCTGGCCTGATCCAGATTCAGAATGGCCTTTTGCAGCGCGTCCATTTTTGCATCGTCGGCGGCATCTGGTTCTGCCTGCGGTGCAGGTGCAGATTCAGGCTCAGCAGCTGGCGCCGGCTTTTCTTCGGCAGCTTTGGCAATTTGTTCCGCAATGGCCGGCAATTCTTCGGCCTTACACCACACGGTCTTATGGCGCAGCAGCAGAGACGCGGCACGTGCATCGACCACCTGCACATCACCAAAGCCAAACCATTCCACGCCGGTGCGGGCGATGGTGTCCTTCTTAACTTCTTTGTTGCCGATATAGGCGACGCGAACCTGGCCTACCAGCTCGTCATACGTTTTCTCTGCCATGGGGCTTAACCTCTGTCATTCAAAAAAAAGCCCGGCGCATGGCCGGGCAAATGCTGGTGAATTGCCTTCCGGCAAATTAGTTAGGACCGCGGTAAATGTACTCAGGCACCACGGTTACCTTGCCGGTGGCAGCAGCACCTGTTGCCTTAACAGTTACCATCACCGGCTTTTCAAAGGTGATGGGCACACCTGCATAGCTGACAGTGCCAGCAGCTGCTGAATCAGCATCAGTAGCAAACAGGTCATCGTCATCGGTGCCGTCGGCAGCGTCAAAGTAGGCAACGCCCACCTTGTAGCCCGTGCCAGCCCCCAGCGCAGCGTTATGAGCAGCCAGACCGGTTACGGTCGTGCCTGCCTCCAGACGCAGCACCGCGATAGTGGTATTGGCAGCGTCACCAGCAAATTCAGCAGCGCCAATGGCTTTGCTCAGGTTACCGTGGGTGCCGTTATAAACTGCAGCCCGCAGGCTGCTTGCGTGTTTCATGGTCATGCTTCTTACCTTGGGCGGCCATTGCCGCCCTGCTTGAGTTTAATCAGACGGTTCCGGTCGATCAGGAAACGGCGGTATCAACCACCATTACACCGTGGTCGTTCACGCGGCCATTCTTGTCAGCAAAGCGGATTTTCTTCTTGCCATCCATCCAGCGGATCGCAATTTCTTTGCTGTTGCCGTGGTCGGTTTCTTCTTCAGTCATGCCGATATAGCCGGCGTCTGAACCGTCCTGCTTGCCCACGTTACCGAAGCCGTGTGCCAGCGCTTGCGCGCCCAGCAGAATGCCGCGGTGCATTTTCACGCCGGTGGTAGCCTGAGTTACTGTGGCCGCTTTGTTGTTCTGAGAAACATCAACAGTGGCACCAACATCAAATTCCACAAAGCGCTTCATCTTCTTAATCAAGATGCCTTCCCACATAAAGCACTCGCCCTGGAACAGCGGGTGGTTCCAACCCTTAACGCGATTATGAGCGTTAGAAATCAGGGTCTGCAGGTCTTTGTGGCTGGTTGTCTGCTTAAAGTCGAACATCTGGCGTGGTGAGACGTACAGGACGTACAGCGGATCAGCATCCACGCCCGGGTCGTTCGCCAGACGGATAGGCTGCAGGCGCATGGTGTCCATCTCGTCGATGGTCAAACGCATTCTTTCCACAACTTCCAGTGTGAATTTATCGGCAGCATCCAGCGTATCCACGGAAGTCGCATCACCGCCGAGGAAGTGGCGATCATAGGTCGGCGGCAATACACCGTTGACCAGAATTTCCGCAAACTCCGGATCGTCAGCCAGCGGTACAATGTCGTCGGCTGACAGGTTGGTACCGCGCGCACCCGCCAGGTGAATCAGCGTGGTTTG